AGTAGTAGACTTTGCCGTGTCTTTGTTTTTTTCTTCAGCATCTTTCCATCCTTTTTTAATTGGATCCCACACAGCTCCTACTTCACTAGATTTTTTAAAGCCGGTTTTGAAAGAATCTTTAAAGCCTTCGTCAATTTCATATATTTTCATTTAATAATCATCCAATACTCGTATGTATTTATAATCAGGATCGCGCCGTTGAGTCTGTCTTCCTAATCTTGTTTCTTCAACCGGAGAAGGCCAATGACACGTAAGTTCAAGTGCAATATACTTATCTAAATGTATATCATTCTGTGTGTTAATTTTGTGATACCCTACCCATTTTCTATGTAGTACGCATAGTTGTTCGTGGAACCCTGTATAGACAATTGAAGTACAACCTTCAGGAATATATCTACAAATTATATTTTTTCTAAGGTATCGATGTTCAAGAATAGGCAAGTGTCTAAATCTAGAATCTATTGGTGTTGGAATATCTGTTTTAGTATCACTATCATAGTATCCAAGATCACCTATTACAAGCCAATTTCTAACTTTCGGTAGATAATCAGCTATTTTGTCAGCCCATTTTTTATTCCAGGAATCAATACTTACTCCTGGTAATATTTTCACAGGAGGATCAGCTGTATGTATAAACTTTGACTGTGATTCCCATGGATCCATAATAACCCAAAGAGCCGTCTCACAAAGATTATATATTTCAGTTTTACTAAGTTGTTGTAACATGTTAATATTTATTGCGAATATCTACTTCGTAGATATTTGTTTTCGCTTATCGCTCAAACTATACACTTCGTTTGTAGATAGAAGTAATTAATAAGATACAAATGCATTATTACGAATGTAATAATGTTTAAGTTTCATGTAGATTGTTTCAGTCAGACGGAACCTGTTACGGTCCCATCTAATCTCAAAATGCGCTTCATGTGAGTCTGCACCAGCCGAGACATTGGAAGTAGGTAATTGTTTATATACAAAGTACAATGGGCTCTGACCTTTCCCAACCTACGTCGACATATGTAACATAAAACGTACATTAACTAGGTTAATGTGTAGTTTATATAACATTACCTCTCGCTTCGTTCCTATTGCTAAAGAGTTTTTATGTACTGTGTTTGTGTTTTTCGACAGCCAACATGCTATCTATATCAACTAGTGAGCCCAATTTGTTTGATGGCTTCCACACTCTGGTGTGTCAATCAATATGTTACGTGTGCTTCTATACGAGAGCTTTTTCCACAGCGGTATTTCTAATCTGGCCCGCCAACCTTAGGTGTTGGAATGTTTTGCCTGTATGTGATGTTCTAGCAATGCCTGTTTGAGTTTGTCTGACCCGCCTACTCTAACATTGATGATACCGTTATAGTAATCATCAGTTTCAAGTACACGCCTGTCAAACTGTTCTCTTGCCTCTATGTAGGACATTTCGCCCCTACCTTTACATAGGTATAATATTTCTCTTGTAAACTTATTTTCGCCTAGTGCGGCTACATCTGCGTTTAGTCTATCACTGGAACCCCAGTAAGTCTTCCAATCGCTTTCTTTAGTGCCGCGCCGTTTGTTTTTCTTGCCTTTGAGTGGTGGCTTGGTAGTTTTAAATTTTGCTAGTTTCTTGCCTACGTATTTTTGATTTGTAATGGTATTAGTAATAAGATAAACAAAACCTTCGTACTCATCTGGTATTTGGTCAATTGTTTGTCCTTGGTAAGTCCATTGCATCTATTACTTACCGTTGCCTTAGTTATTCTTCGCCTGTTTTGGTTTTCCTTGTACTCATATGCAAATGATGAACTTCGTCTGAACGATCTTTTGCAAAAGTTCGAATATCTCTTAAACATTTACGCACTTCACGATGAGTGCGCACACTGTTTTGTCTTTCAAAGCGTTCGCTTGCTTCAAAATATTTAAGATATGCTTGCACCAATTGATCATGAATATCATCTTCATCGTTCATTATTATTCCACGACATCTAAATCATTTGCATAACTTGTAAATCCGTTTTCTTTTACAACTCTTAGTACGTGATTAACACGACCAATAAGTTCATCCTTGTGCGAGATAAGATAAATGTTCTTTTCACGCTCACGTGCCATCTTTTTAAGAACTCCTAACGAGTTTTCAACTCCAGCAGTGTCCATACCACTGTCGATAAGTTCGTCAATAAACAATAAGTTTACACCTTGATACAAACTTTCCCATACATCGCGGAATGCAAAACTTAATCCTAAGATTAATCTATTACGTTCGCCTCTACTCAAGTTATCAAAGTCTAAGTCTTGTCCTAGTTGAGTAATCTCAACATTCAAATCGTTTTGGAACAACACTTGATGAGGTAAACCTAGTTTGTCAAGATAATATGTAAGTCTGTTGTTCAAGTATGCTAAGTTTTGGTCAATAATCTTTTTACGGATAAAGCTATCTTTGTTTGTTAATAACTTTAACAAGAACTCTTGATGTTCTTTAAAGTCTGTTAGCTCATTTACAACGTTCCAATCAATTTCTTGTATAGCACTGTTATTCAGTTCGTTAATTTGTGCTTGGTAAGGATCTTCCTCGTCCTTTTTTGACTCCCATGCTTGCTTTAAACTGTCTACATTTTGTCTATGTTCGTATGCTTCTTTAGCAGTTTCATAGTATGTTGTAGGTTTTCCGTTAATGTCACCAATCTCTTGAAGTGTTACTGTAACGTCTTTTACTTTTACAGTAATTTCTGTTTGATATGCTAGTGCATCTTCTAATTCTTTACTTTTACGTAAACTAATTTCTTCTTTTTTATCTGCATGAAGCTCTTGTCCGCATGTATAACATGTTGCATCTTCTATTTCTAAGATGTCTTTATTAACTTTATCTACAGACTTGTCAGCACGTACTAGTGCAGGTTCTAACGTGCTTAATTCTTTTCTAAGAGCCAAAATAGCATTATTATGTTCATTCCAATTTTGTAATTTTTCATGAGCTTCAAGTTCGGTTTCAATGTCTAAGTGTTCTAATTCGCTGATTGCTTCTTGTAATCGCATAGTGTCGGCAGTACGTTTAGATAACCATGCTTTCTGATTACTTTGCAAACTACTAATAGTAGTTTCAATTTTACTATTTGCAGTTTGTATTGCTTCAATCTTCAGTGTTTCCGAAGTAATTGCTTCCTTAGTTTGTCTAACTTGGTCTTTAAGAGTATCTGCCTTCTCTGAAAGTATAGTAATCCCCAACAATTGCTCAATAATAGCACGTTGATCATTAGTACGCATACTCAAAAACGGTTCTGTATAAGTGTTTAGTGCAACAATGTGCTTAAACATGTCATGACTCATACCTAACAGTGTGTTTACATCGTCTTGTGTCTGTCTACTATCGCCTTGCGACTCGTCTATTAATGATTCTTGATTGTTAACGTAAAATTTAAAGAAATTAGGACCGCGCCCACGTTCAATGCGGTACTCGTTATTATTTTTCTCAAATTGCAGTGTAACTAACATGCCTTTTGAATTAGTCTTATTAATTAAGTTGTTAGCTCTGATATTTGTAAGGGCTTTTCCGTACAATGCATAACTTAGTGCGTTAATAATAGTAGTTTTACCAGTACCATTACGTGATCCACTGTCGTCACCGCCTTGATCTAAGTTTTCACCTAGCACAAGAGTTAGTTGTTCCTTGTCAAAGTCAACAGCTTGAGTCTGGTTACCCACACTCATAAAGTTTTTTACGGTTAGGTCTTTAATTCGTATCATGTTTAGTGTTCTATTCCATTATAGATGTCTAACAACATTTTTTTGTTGAAGTTTTCTGTGTCAAGTGCAGCAATTTCTTTAGATACTATTTCATCTACGCTTTCAAAAGTAGAAATATCTAAGTCTGTTGTAATTTCTTCTATCTGCTTCTGCGGTATTAGCGTTAGTTCTCTCACATTATACTGTGTAATGAATGTTTCTTTAATAAAATTAGCTTCTTCATAACTAATAGGCAAGTCTAATGTAACACGTAGATACATTTTAGGTTTTATAAGTTCATCTGTGTTGTCTAATAGCTTTGATAAGGTAACAGTACGGTACTTAGGACAATCTGGCCAGTTGATATATTCTGGTTCTGCATTGTTTTCACGGTCTAGTATCATCATACCACGATCGTCATCACCTACATCGGCATAATTGTGCGGAAATGCATTACCAATGTAATGAATAGCACCTTGCTTCTGTCTTTTATGAAAATGTCCACTAAAGACGTACTCTTGATGCTTAAAATGCTCAGGCTTTAGGTCACCGTGGTCGGGCATACGTACTAAAGCATTCATATAAAAGCTAGGAAGTTCAAAATGACCAAACAAATACTTTGCTTTGATGTTGCTCATCTTCTTCCATTCGTCTCCTACTAACCAAGGTACGAGCGCAACGTCTTCTTCTTCGTAAATTTCATCTACAAAAGTAATACCGTCGATGTGTTTACCAAATATAGTTGAACTTACATCGCGTTTGTCCTTGTAATATAGATCATGATTGCCTACAAACATGTAAAACTTGTCAAATGCTTTACCAAGTTTCTCTAAACTACGTATAGTAGCATCCATAGTTGTAAGATTGAGACTATTTCTATTATGATGCCAATCTCCGCAGAAAATACCAGTTTCGCAACCGGCAGTTTTTGCTTGATCAATATACCAGTCGATAAAGTCTTCACAGTCGTCGTTGTGAATACGACTGTTTCCTTTTAATCCAAAGTGGATATCGGTGAACACAGCGGCTTTCTTAAACAAATTTTAGTTACTCCATGATTAACTATTATATTGTACTACAAATAGTGATAGATGTCAACCTTTATCGGCAAAACTAGTTTGTCCTGCTTGCTCGTTACGCTTAACACTTGCTTCCCATTCACCTTCATTTTGTCTAGTATAACTAGGCGTTAACTCATTCATTTCTAAAATGTCATCACGAATATTTTGGTTACGTTTTTCAATGTTAATTACTCTTACAAAGGAATTTGTTACAGCCGCAGTGTAGTATGCAAAAGGATTATCTGACTTTGACTCGTCAAACTGCAAGCCAATCTGCGCAAGTTGCAGTATTGCTTGTCCCTTCATTTCGTCATTGTATGTGTATCCACGTACATTACCTCTTGTTGCGTATCTATCAACAAGTTTTAACCACATCATTGCAAGTGTATTAGTTGCTTTACCGTGTTTGTGGTTAAAGTGTCCGTTTTCCATGCCGCCTTCCCAATGTGACTTGCCAACTAGTTGTAAATTTCCTTCGTCATCAAATTTATAATGCTTAAATGGAGGAAAATTTAATTTTACTTTAGTATCTGCAACAGTTTTTGGATTTTTCTTCCTTCCGGGCTCTTCTGGAATGTGATCAAACGTCATAACACGGAAGATTAATTCTTCTTTAGTAATTGAAGTATACGGAACTTCACATTCTGCTTGTTTTACTTTTTCACCTGCCATTTTTCTACGTTCATACTCCGCACTTGACATTTTTTTTGCTTTATTTCGTTTAGCTTCAGCAATTGTACGAATATTAATTTTTTCTACGTCAGGAAGAATAATATCATACTGTCCGTGACTAGGTTCTACGTAGCTGTTGTATGTATTTTTTGATTTATGTATCTCTTTTAAGATATCTTTGTTATTTAAATAGTTCTTTTTGCGCATAATTACAATAGTCTCCAGTTTATTATACTTATTATAATATACATACATAATTTTGTCAACTAAATACTAGTGATTAGGAGAAAAATAAATGCCAGAATTTAACGCAGCAAATTTTGCGAGTAGTTTGATTGATGACGGGATAGATGCAATAAAAGATGCAGCAGTAGACTCTGCCCAACAAGCATTAGGCGATCTAGGACCACTTGGCGGCTTAGTTGCGAAGTTTGTATTTGATACTGTTATTGAAGACAGGCCTTATACTAGAGCAATTATATCCTCTGACATAAGCACTAGGAATGATAGCGACTGGCGAGTCAGTATTAGTGTGCCAGAAATATTACTAAAAGGCGATATACTTGGACCACTAAAGGCAAACGACGGCGCCGCAGCATTTAACACAGGAAATAGAATGGTATTTCCGTTTAATCCGTCAGTGTTGTTTAGTCACACAGCTAATTATGCACAAGTTCAGCCAACACATACAAATTATGCATATAATGCATATGAAAGTAGTCAAGTTGATGCTATTACAATTACAGGCGAGTTTTTCCAAGAAAATGAAAATGATGCAAAGTATTGGATTGCATGTTTACATTTCCTAAGAACTGCTACAAAAATGTTTTACGGAGAAAGCGATCCTTTAGGAAATCCTCCACCAGTTTGTAGATTAAACGGATATGGAGATCATGTTCTAAATAATATTCCTGTTGTTGTAACAAACTTTACAACAGATTTACCACAAGATAGTGATTATATTGAATGTACCGTTAACGGAATTAAAAACTTTGTCCCAGTACAAAGCACAATTACAGTAACATTACAGCCGCAGTACGCAAGACGTTCGCAAGCAAGATTTAGTCTAAATCAATATGCTGCTGGCGGCCACGTCCAAGGTGACGAAGGATTTATCTAATGTCTTTTCAAAAAAACTTATCACCGTACGGAAATACACCAGTAACTAAATCAGGATACTTAGATATTTTACGTCCTAGACCAGTGCCAGTGCATCCGAACGATGTCCTTTATGAATTAAAACCAGAATATACTTACCGCCCAGACCTGTTAGCATATGTTGCATACGGATCAAAAGATCTATGGTGGGTATTTGCACAACGTAATATGGATATAATTAAAGATCCTGTATTTGATTTTGTTGCAGGTGTCGAGATTTACTTACCACAACAAGGTTTACTACGAACTAATTTAGGAATTTAAAAATGCCTGCAATTAATTTAAATGCAGCTGTAAATACAGTAACATCTACAGCAACTAACGTTGCTACTTCTACAGTATCTAATGCTGTAGGAAATGCTGTAGGAACAGTTACCAATGGTATAAATTCAACAGCAAATACAGCATTAAATAATGTATCTGGATCTCTTAACACTAATCTTGGAGATCTAGCAGGAGATTTAGCAGGCGGACTTGTAGGAGGCGCAATAGGCAATGCTCTTGGAGGCACAGCAGGAGGTCTTATTGGAGGAGCAATAGGTAGTGTTGTTGGAGATTTAATAGAAGGTGATGAAACATTTCAAAGTATATTAGCTGACCCTATAAGAATAGTTGAAAGAGGCGCAGCAGAGTTGCTTGGATTAACTGGCGGAAATTTTGATTCAGTAGTTCAAAGCTATAATGATCTTAAAGATAGAACAGGATTCGGCGATGACTTTGTTGACTCTGGTTGGAAAAGCCCGTTTTCTGCATCTGGTAAATCTGCAAGCAGAATACCAAACCCGTTAAGAAACCATAATAGTTACAACTATATTATTACACTAGGAGTTTTATCTGCTGAAGAATATAATAATCCTAATTCTTATAGATCTAGCTCAGGCGGCTTTAAAAAAATAATTTTAAAAGGCGCCGGCGGCTCCTTAGACAAACGCTATCAAGTATTTGACGAAGTCGGCGCCGACGGTAGTGTAAGCGAACATGCAGAATATTATATTGATGATATTGATTTAGAAGCAGTCATTGCACCAAATCCAAATACTGGTGTAGCAATGGGGACAAATTTATCATTTACAGTAACAGAACCTTTCTCAATGGGAAATTTTGTTGAAGCAATTATAGGTATAGCACGAGAAACAGGTTACCAAAATTATTTAGATGCTCCTTTTTGCCTAAAGTTTGATTTTGTAGGCTGGAACGAAGGTGGTCAAAATGCAGCTAACTTCTTACAACGTCCTATTTTTATTCCGATTAAATTTACAATGATCGACTTTGCTGTATCGGGCACAGGCAGTGTTTATAGTGTTAGAGCAGTTCCAATGAGCGAGTCAGGATTGTCAGACAACATATCTAAAATTAAAACTCCAATTAAAGCTACCGGAACTCTTGTTCATGAAGTATTAGAAACTTCAGTTTCTTCGGTTACAGGAGGAATGAATGCTCAAATTGAAGCACTAGAAGAATCAGAAGCAATTAGTGGATATGACCGGTATGTAATCACATTTCCAAAAACAAGGAGATCTCTTGTTGAAGCATTAGGTGCTAATGTAGTTGAAGAATCTGCATTTACAACTACTGTTGAAGAAGCAATTGCACAACAAAAAGGATCTACTCAGCCGTTAGATGGCAGTACATATCAAGCTGATAAATTGAATAATGTATCTGTGAGCCCTGCAAATTCTACATATGCAATTTTAAAAACATATGCAGAAGATGAAGAGCAAATGAATGAAATTGGTCTAAGTCCTATTAATACAAGCACTAATGTAGGCGGAGCACAGCAAGAAGCAGAACCTGCAGCAGCAATAGATCCCGATACAGGAAAAGTTGATGCATCGTCACAGGCAGCACAAGCAGCAGATAAAGCAAGAGACTATCAATTTGGCCAAGGCGAAAAAATTACTAAAATTATTGAAAAAATAGTTAACCAAAGTGATTATGCAGCAGAAAAGTCAACTGAGGGTTCTAAAAACGGATTAAACAAATGGTACAAAATTGATACACAAGTTTTTATAGACGACAACGCAGATACTGAATTTCAAATGGGGCGCCCACCTAAAGTCTATGTTTATTGTGTAGTACCATACGAAGTTGACGAAGCACACGTATTATCAACTAACCAAAAACCTGCAAATACAGAAGGTCTAAAAAAAGCTGCTGCAAAAGAATATAATTATATCTACACCGGCAAGAATGAAGATGTGTTAAATTTTGATATTAATTTTAATCAAGCGTTCATGCAGACAGCATTATCTAATTTTGGTATGAACAAAGGTGGAATGCAAACCGACAACCATAAAACTAGTACTGCTATTACAGATGTTGAAACAGGCGCGACTCCGCCCAAAGAAACAGACATTTCTCAAAAAACTGAAGCTGGCGCACCTGTTGAACAAGCAGCAACATTGGCTACAGAAAGCGGAGGAACAGTAAATCCGGATATTAGAAGACAAATTGCTGAAATGTTCCATGATAGAATTACTAATATGCCACTAGACATGGTTACTGCTGAAATGGAAATTATAGGAGATCCTTTCTTTATCCCACAAGAAACGGGCAACTATGTAGCGGAGCAAGGTAGTCTACCAAATGCAACTGATGACGGCACAATGACATATCAGCAAGCAGAAGTATTTTGTGTTGTTAATTTTAAAACTCCTTTCGATTACCAAGTTAAAGGAGCAACTATGGAAATGCCACAAATTGTTGCAGGGTTTAGTGGACTATTTTCAGTATGGGCAGTTACTAATAGATTCTCAAGAGGTCAGTTTACCCAAACACTAAAATTAATAAGGCGTAGAGGACAAGACGATCCAGCAACTACAAATAATAAAGGATTTATAGAAACTAATCCTGATGCAAACATTAAGGAAAAACCAATAACACTTGAAGGCGACCCAGGAAATCCAAACCCGCCAATTCTTCCAGAAGGTGATGCATATGATAATGCAGTTTGTAAAAGTAGTGAAAAAAGAACATTTGGATTTGATGATATAACTAAATTAATTCCGGCATTAGATTTTGATATACCTGAAATACCAATAGACATTATTCCTAGTAACTTACTAGATATAGAAATACCAGACTTGTCTGCATTTGGAGCTAATTTACCTAACTTTGATGAAATTGCATCACAAGTGACAGCATTTGATGTTAGTGCATTAGCACCTGCTGTTCCTGCTGTTCCAGCTGTTCCTAGCATACCAGGACTTCCTACACCTTCTATTCCAGCAACAGTCGCAGATGCAATAGATACTGCTATTTCGTCTGTTAGTAGTTCCGTAGGCTCTGGCAGCATTACCGGTCCTATTGGAGCTACCGGATTTGGCGGCGTATGGCAAGGCGGAGCTAACCCTGTTACTTCAGGCGCCACTGGCGCAAGCACTTCATTAACTCAAAATACTGATGGATCAGTAACAGTATCGTCTACAAACGCAGCTGGACAAACAATAGGCTTTACTGGTAACTCTGCTAATTTTCAAATTAACGGCCAGCCGCTAGAACCTCCTGCTGTATCGTTTGGTCCTGCTAATCCTAATACAACAAATCTAGTGTCAGTACCCGGCGGCGGCAGCATTACTGGCTCACCGCCAGACCCAGTATCGGAGATTCCTAACCCAGCAGAAATTGCTAATCCAGCTCTAGAAGAAACTGAATCAAACGACGGATTGACCTTCGGAGGTATCGGGTCAATCAGCGGCCTATACGGCCCCACCACCAGATAAGTATAAAAAAGGAATATTAATGCCATACCAAGATTTAGCTTATGATGCAGTACAGGACGAAGACGTTCAACAAAAAGGTGCTTCGGCTCCTGCAGAAAATTTCTCTAACGAAGGTCAGTATTGGCGCGACGAAAATAATATTATTACATATCTAACCTATGACGAATTTATTGCAGATGCTGACAGTGTTGCAATACCCCTAACACCAGATACAGTACCACCGATTATAAGGGTTGTAAATGGTGAACCGTATTTTAAAATGAAAAATAGATTTTTTGTAGCATTTGGCTCTACAAACGGAAATACTATTCGTACTTTGTATGAATTTAATGCAGACAGATATTTTAACGAAGGCGGTCAGTTACCTATTCAACCGCTTAACTCTGTAAAATGCGGTGAGTATAAAGGTATTCCAATATTTGAAGCAGATCCAACGTCTAGTAACGAACGACCCTCCGAAGTAGTTGCTATGACAACAAGTGAAAACGGTACAGAAACTACAACAACTACTAGTGATACCGGCGTAACAGAATCTAGTACCAGTAACGCTACTGAGACACCAGACGCATCAAATACTAGTACCGAAGATGCAGGTGGATCAGTGTCCCCAGAAACTGTAAGCACCGATCCTCTCCCAGTAGAAGCAACTGGTAGTAGCTACACTTATGAAATAATGAGGGCTGGATATGATCGATACGATTTTAACACTGGAAAAAAGGTAGTTGATTCTAAAACATATGCGTCTCCTGACCCAGGAGCGTCATTACCAACTCCAGTACCAGACATTCCACCAGCAGGGCCACAATAATGGCAGCAAGTTATAAAAGATCTCGACATACTGACAGTAAGTTTTCAGATTCTGGACCATACGAAGCAATAGTAGTTAATAACTTAGACACTAAGTATATGGGCGGATTAACCGTTGAATTACTAAAATACACTAGTGCTGGCGGCACTCCTGAAAGAACAGGACAACTATTAAACGTAAAATATCTTAGCCCGTTTTACGGAATAACACCAAATACTGCACTTACGCCAAACGAAGGATACCAACATACACAAAAAAGTTATGGTATGTGGATGGTACCTCCTGATGTAGGAACAAGAGTCCTAGTAATATTTGCTGAAGGAAATCCTAATTTTGGATATTGGATAGGCTGTATTCCAGCAGACTATATGAATTTCATGGTACCGGATGGCAGAGCGTCAACAGAAAAAACAACACAGCCCGATCTTCCTGACAATTTAAAAGGACGCAAACTCCCAGTTGGCGAATATAATAAACTAATTGAAGACGGTAGTTTAATCGATCCGACTCTTTTTAACAAACCGTATAATAAGGATTTTACTGAAACATTAGAAGTTCAAGGATTGTTAAACGACGAAGCTCGCGGCACAACAACTACTAGTGCAAGGCGAGAAATTCCTAGTATGGTGTTTGGTATAAGTACACCTGGTCCTAAAGATTATAGAGACGGTTCTCCAACGTCTGCAATTGGTTCTGCAAAACAAAAGATCTCAGTTCCTTCTAATAGATTAGGCGGAAGTTCGTTTGTAATGGATGACGGTGATGACAGATTTGTACGTGCAACACACGCCGAAGAAGGTCCTCCTATTTACAAAAATGTAAAAGAAACCACAGAAGGAGATCCTACAATACCACAAAACGAATTACTTCGTTTGAGGACTAGAACAGGCCATCAAATATTGATGCATAATAGTGAAGACTTAATTTACATTGGCAATGCTCGCGGTACTACTTGGATAGAAATGACTAGTGACGGTAAAATTGATATTCATGCACAAGATAGTGTTAGTATTATGACTGAGAATGATCTTAACGTTACTGCTGAACGTGATATTAATTTAGAAGCTGGAAGAAATGTTAACATAAAAGCTACAGGCCGGTACAATGATGGTAGTGCAACTGATAAAAATAGTTTTGATAATGGCAGGGTGCAAATAGAATCAGCATATAATTATAATTTACATGTTGGCGCTGACAGTAAAGTTACTGTTGGCAAAAATCACAACATTAAAGTTAAGAAAGAACAGTATATTGAAACAGGTAGTAACTTACATCTTAAAACAGATCAAGATAATAGACTATCTGCAGGAGCTTACACACATATTAATAGCGTCAAAGAACATAGGGAAACCGCAACATATATCCATATGAATGGTCCTACAGCGGCAATAGCAAATCCTGCTTCAGAAGTTGTTGTTTTAGGAACAGTTGCATTACCTAGAATTAAGCCCGGCGGCGTAATTGAAGAATATGAAAGTATATTAGCAAGATCTCCACAACACGAACCTTGGCCGCATCACGAAAACATGGATCCTTTATCATTTAAAAAATCAGAAACTGATAGGGAATCACCAGGAGGATTACCTTCTGCTAATAGGATTTTAACACCTGACACATTCTTTAAAAATATTGGAGGAAGAAAATCAAGTGCATATGTTGCAGGCTCAGGAGGACAAATAACTACAGGAGTTACAGCAAATGCATTATCAACAAATGTTGATGGAGAGCCTATAGGGTTTGTCGGTAGTGATGATTATGCCGAAAGTCCAGACTTTACTGGCGTTTATGATTATGACGGATTTTCAGGATTAGGTAAACTAAGCAGCAAATACGAATCAAAAGACGAACCAGCCGCAATTGGGTACGACAGAACCGGCGGATGGAGTTATGGTACATATCAAATAGCTTCAGCAACAGGTGCTATGGGCAACTTTATTAAATTCTGTCAAGCAGGCAGTTTTAGTGACCTAGGAAAATCACTAATGACTATAGGCGGCGAAAACGCAGCACGAGCAGGCAGTGATACATTTAAACAAGGTTGGGTAGCAATTATGGCCGATAGTGCCAATGTCGAAGCCCAACATGCATTTGGGGTTGAATTATATTTTCAACCATCTGCTAAACGTATAAAACGTGCAACTGGAGTTGATGTAATAAAAAGATCTAAAACATTAATGGATGTTGTGTGGTCTACAGCAATACAACACGGCGAAGGCGGCTGTCAAAGAATATTTGAAAGAGCAATTAGAAATACAGGAGCAGAGAATCCGTCAGATAGAGGTATAATCAAAGCAGTATACTTAGAAAGAGCCGCAGGAAACGGAATGAAATATTTTGGAAAAAGTAATTCTGGAGTAAGAAAGTCCGTTGTAAACAGATTCCGCAACGAAATGGCAGATGCATTTAAGAGTCTACAAGACGAAGTAGAAGCAATAGGGTCACCAACATTATCGCCAGGCGATAATCTTTCAACAACACCGCCAATTGGCCCACAATAATAGGGTAAATACAATATGAGCCAATTAGAAAAAAACTTATATAAACGTGTAGTAGTTCAACCTAACTTAAAAAAGTCTGCAGACGGTAGATCTTATCGAGGATTTTCTACTACTTCTAATAATCCAAAAAACTTTGGTTTATACGACTACGATTTAATTAAACAAGATTTAATAAATCATTTTCATATTCGTCAAACAGAAAAGTTGAGTGACCCAACATTTGGAACAATTATATGGGATATTTTATTTGAACCATTTACTAGAGAAGTGCAAGAAGCAGTAGTTAACGATGTAACACGAATAGTAAACTATGACCCAAGAACAAAGATAGATAAAATTCTAGTAGATACATTTGATCAAGGTATTCAAGTTGATATAACACTTACGTTTTTACCGTATAAAATACAGGATCAGTTACGTTTTAAGTTTGATAAAGAGAATGGATTATTAAGCTAAAATAATATACGCACTTTTTTCATTCAGATAAATATCATTAGTAAACAAGGAAACGTACATGTCTGCAACTGATAGGCAGTCAAGGCTACTAGTAGCTGAAGACTGGAAAAGAATTTATCAATCATACCGTAACGCTGATTTCCAAAGCTATGACTTTGATAATCTTCGTCGCACAATGATTAATTACCTGCGCCAAAATTATCCAGAAGATTTTAACGACTATATCGAGTCAAGTGAATACCTTGCACTGATTGATATGATTGCTTTCCTTGGGCAAAACTTATCATTCCGCATTGATTTAAATGCTCGTGAAAACTTCCTTGAAACAGCAGAACGTAGAGAAAGTATACTACGTCTTGCACGTATGCTTTCATATAATCCAAAACGTAATCAAGCAGCAAGCGGATTATTAAAAATTAACACAATTAAAACCACAGAAAATGTACTAGATAGTAATAGATTAAATCTAGCAGGTATTACTGTTAAGTGGAATGATCAAACTAACTCAAATTACTTTGAGCAATTTTTAAAAATCTTAAATTCTGCATTACCATTACAAAATGCAATTGGAAATCCACTAAAAACTGAAACTATTGCTGGAGTAGTAACACAAAAATATAAATTTAACGGAACATCAACAGCATCTGCAATATACCCGTTTACCAAAAGAATTGAAGGGGTAAACACACGTTTTGAAGTTGTAAGTAGTGATATTGTAGGAGAAAATATTATTGAAGAAGCACCGCTTCCCGGCAATAGTCCGTCAATGTTATTTAGAGATGACGGCCAAGGCGCAGGCAGTGCTAATACAGGTTTCTTTATGTCGTTTGTTCAAGGAAGATTAGACGCCGGAAAATTTAATGTTAGTAATCCAACACCTAATCAATCAATTGCTATTGATGCAGAAAATATTAATAATAGTGATGTTTGGTTATTTGGTTTAAATTCATCAGGATTTGAAAATCAAGCATGGACTAAAATAGACTCTGTTGAAGGCAATAATGTTGTATATAATAGTTTATTCAATAAAACAAAAGATGTTTTTGCAGTAACTACTAGGATCGGCGACAGAATCAATTTAGTCTTTAGTGACGGTGTGTTTGGAAACTTACCATCAGGAGACTTTAAAGTTTATTATAGAACAAGCTCAGGACTAAGAGCTGTAATAACACCTGCAAGTCTTGGCACAATTCAAATAGAAATACCTTACCAAACTAAAAAAGGTACTAAAGAAACATTAACAATTGGTTTAAAACTAACATATACAGTTAGCAACGGTACTGCTACCGAATCGAACGAAGAAATTAAAGCAAATGCTCCTGCAACATATTATACACAGGATAGACTAATTACAGGCGAAGATTACAACATTGGTCCACTTGCAGTAAGTCAGGAAATTATTAAAACTAAAAGTACTAACAGAATATCTAGTGGCATAAGTAGGTATTTTGACTTAAAAGATGCAAGTGGAAAATACTCAAATACTAGTTTATTTGTAGATGATGGTATTATTTACAAAGAAGAATATCAAGAAAAACAATCTTTTACCTTTGCAACCCAAACAGATATCGAAGGTGCAATTTATAATACTATTGAAGAGATAATAAAGTATTCAAATAGTAAAAACTTTTACTTGTCAAAGTATCCAAAAATTATTGTTAGTGACTTAAATGCTTCTTGGAATGCTAAAACTTCACAAACTAACAATTACACTGGTATTTTTCAAGACACAAGCTCAACGCCATATCCTGTAGGAGAATTTACTGCTAATAGTCTAAGATTAATAGAACCAGGAACAGTAATAAAATTTGTACCACCTTTAGGTAAACATTTTATGGCAGATGGTACATTAATGGACGATACCGGCGCTGATCATTTTGGAAAAACTATGTACAAGTGGGTTAAGGTGTTATCAGTAGACGGTGACGGAACATCGTTGTCAATAGATGCAGACTCAAATGATTATAGCAGAGCAAGTATTGCGCTAAATGACTTTATTCCAACAGGTGCATTAATTGAACAAATTATACCAAAATATTCTCAAGCATTAATTAACGATATTAAGACACAACTTATTGATCAAGCATTTGAATTTAGAAACTTTGCTTTACGATATGATAATTATGATCGCCAATGGAAAATTGTATTAGCAGAAGATGTTAACACAATTAATGATTTTGCAATAGGTAAAGCCGGCGACACTTCTGGCGAAAATCTTGATGCTAGTTGGATGATGTATTTTAAAACAGACGGACAAAAATATACTATTACTTATAGACAAATGCGTTATGTAATGGAAAGCGAAAATGAAATACGTTTCTTTTTTGATGGAGCAGATAAAATTTATGATCCTGCTATAGGAGAAGTTATTCGTGATAAAATTGATATTTTAAATATTAACCGTAAGCCCGGAGAATTAACTCCGTTTACAAGAGATTTTTCTTGGACAATTACAGATCAGTATAAAGATGCTGAGGGTTATTTAGATAGTCGTAAAATACAAATACAATTTATTGATCTAGATGACGACGGAGTATTTGATGATCCAGATATATTTGAACAAATAGTCGGAGAATCTGATACGTCAGTCCCGATCACTGAAAAGGTTGTATTTCAAAAAATATATACTACGTCGGATGGTGTACAAGATTTTAAATTTTTTAATAATTTAAATAATGAAATAATCATTGTCCAGAACGAGTCAGCAATAGCTCCGTATAGCGCCCGACTAGAGGGACAAATATTCTATTTACAAGATGAGCAAATATTTAGAAAATTAAATAAAACTTTAAATAATACTGAAATTAATACCGATTACAAAGCATTCTTTGGCCGTTCAAATTTAAAATTTCATTATATACATGTTGCAGATAGTAATTACAGAATTGATCCAAGTTCGAGTAATATTATTGACACTTATCTATTAACTAAAACATATGATAGAGAACTAAAACAATATATTGCAGGACAATTACTAGTTGAACCTAGACCGCCGAGCAATGACCAATTACTTAGGAATTACGGCGGCGAAATTGCTAAAGTTAAAAGTATAAGTGATGATATCATTTATCATCCTGTACGTTATAAAATATTGTTTGGGCCAAAGGCTCCAGCAGATTTACAAGTTAAATTTAAAATAGTTAGAAATAAAAACTTAGTTATTAATGACAACGAACTAAAAGCAGATATTATTGACGAAATAAACAAATTTTTTGATATTGAAAATTGGGACTTTGGAGAAACATTTTATTTCCAAGAACTTAGTGCATATATTATGAACAAACTATCTCCAAGATTAGTTAGTTTTTTAATAGTTCCTCGACAAACTACGCAAACATTTGGTAGTCTTTTTGAAATAAAAAGTGAAGCAGACGAAATATTTACAAGTGCAGCAACAGTAAGTGATATTGAAACCATAGATGAAATTACAGCAACACAAATACAAGCATCAGGAAATGTAATTAGTTCTGTTCCAAACCCAGTAACAACAGGAATTGTATCAAGCAATTCAATTAGCAATAACAGTAGCTCAAGTAGTAGCTCAAGTAGTAGCTCAAGTAGTAGCTCAAGTAGTAGCTCAAGTAGTAGCTCAGGCAGCGGTAGCTCGAGCAGCGGTAGTAGTAGCGGCGGAGGATATAGTTACTAATGGCATACAATGATGATCAAAATGCGTCTCCACTTCCGGTGCCGGGACAAGATAAAAACATTACAGCAAGTGATTTTTTACCTTCTTTCTTTAGAACAGCAGCTAACAAAAAGTTCTTACAGGCAACACTAGATCAGTTAATACAACCGGGTGTTGCAGAAAAAATAAATGGCTATTTTGGTAGAACAACTGCTAAAGCATTTAAGCCTACTGACAATTATATGGACGATGTTAGTAGCGAAAGGAAAAATTATCAATTAGAACCAGCAGCTGTTATTAAAGATAATTACGACAATGTAGAATTTTATAAAGATTATAATGATTATATTGGCCAACTTGGTGTCTTTGGCGGCAACACACAAAACCATAGTCGTTTGAACACACAAGAAACATATGGATGGAACCCAAATATTGATTGGGATAAATTTGTAAATTTCCGTGAATATTATTGGATGCCAAATGGTCCTATTAGTATTCCTGTAAGAGGACAAAGTAGAGAAGTTGTTAGTACATATACTGTTACAACCGAAGATCAAGGCGATAATGTCGCTTATGTATTTAATGACGGATTAACAAGAAATCCAACACTTAAATTATATCGAGGACAAACATATCGTTTTGAAATTGATACTCCTGGACACCCTATTGCATTTTCGATCTCAAGAACATTTACTCCTGGTAGCTCAATATTAACAGCTGGTACAGAAGGTATTAGAAACGAAGGTTTATTTGATGCTGCATTATACGGTAATGAATACGACCAAGGTGATTTTTTAGTATTACCAAGCAGCGGATCTGTAACGTTTGAAGATGATGATAATGTTTCAACATTATACCCAGATGGGATTCGTAAGTTAGGCGAAGAAGGCGAAGAAGTAGCAGTTGCTTATATTGAAAAAGGAACTATAGAGTTTACTATTCCTGCAAATTCTCCTGAAAGATTATATTATATTAGTAAAAATGAAATCGATACTAGTGGATTAATTAAAATTTATGATATCGAAGAAAATAGCTTTTTAAATGTTACTGATGAAATTCTCGGTAAAAAATACTATAAAAGTGCTAACGGTGTTGAGTTATCAAATGGAATGCAAATTAGATTTCAAGGTGACACTGATAATAGTGTATACAAAGAAAATAATTGGTATGTAGAAGGTGTTGGCGACAAAATTAAATTAGTTAAAGATCAAGACTTAATTATTCCGGCTGTTTATAGTGAAAACAAAGTTGTTCCTTTTGACTCTGAAAAATTTGATAGTTTACCTTTTTCAAATGCAGGCAATTATGCTTCACAAAAAGATTATATTGTCATTAATAGAGCTAGTCCAGATAGAAATGCATGGAGCAGATATAATTGTTGGCATCATAGAGATGTAATTTTAAAAAGTTTTAGTTTTAACAAGTTAGCAGAAAATTTAGATGAATCTAAAAGAGCCTCTCGTCCTATTATTGAATTTGAAGCCGGACTAAAATTAAACAATTTTGGTGCATATGCTAAACAAGATGTAGATTTAATTGATACGTATACTACAGATGCATTTAGTATGATAGAAGGTCAACTTGGATACAATATAGACGGCGTTGATTTAGCTGACGGAATGAGAATTTTATTTACTGCTGATACAGATGTGCTTGTTAATGGAAAAATATTTCAAGTAAAATTTGTTAGAATTGGAAACGATAGACAGATTTCGTTAATTGAAACAGCAGATACTACACCGTTAGATCTTGAAACTATTTTAATTACACAAGGTCAAGTAAATGCAGGTAAAAGCTATCACTATCACAATAATACATGGGTAAAGGCACAAGGAAAAACAAAAACAAACCAGCAGCCACTTTTTGAAGTATGCGATGCTAATGGTAATAGTTTTTCGTCTACAACATATTATCCGCAAACAAATTTTCAAGGAACTAAACTATTTTCATACTTAGAAGGTGAAGGAACATCTGATACTGAATTAGGATTTCCATTATCTTATAGAAATATTGACAATTCCGGCGATATATTGTTTAGTTTTAATTTATTAAGTGATACATTCGAATACGAAGTAGAAAACACAGTGCAAACTAGTGCAATCAGCTCTGGGTATTTAAAGAAGTATAAAAATTTAACAACTTTTAGTTATGCTAACGGTTTTAGTAATACTCCGCAAAAATCAAAACAATTTGTTGTTAGAGAATATGCAGCAACTGATACACAAAAAAATAATTTTAATATTGATGTATATGACAATCCATTTAAAATTACTGATTTAAAAGTAGTAGTATTTGTAAACAATAAAATACAATTATTAACTACAGATTATAATATCAATAAAACAGATCCTGTTGTACAAATACAATTCGTTAACGATTTAAATGTAGGCGATGTTATTAAGGTAAAAACTGATACTAAAACAATAAAAAATCAAAACGGATATTATGAATTTCCCTACAACTTGGAACGCAATCCATTAAATGATGACATTGTGCAATTTACTTTAGGCGAAGTAATTGATCATGTAGATAGTATGTTAGAAGATTTACCAAACTTTACTGGTAAGTTCTTAGGTGCAAATAATCTACGTGACCTTGGAGATTTGGATCAATTCGGCAAACGCTTTGTGAAGCATAGTGGCCCAATTAATCTTCCTTTATATCATATAACAAACAAAGAATATAATATTATCAAAGCATTGAAATATGCTAAAAATGAATATGCACGTTTTAAAAGAACCTTTATCGATACTGCTACAAATTTAGGCTATGACGGAGCAACAAAAACTCATGTAGATTTAATATTAGCTGAATTAAACAAAGATAAAATAAAATCACAACCGTTTTATTTCTCTGATATGATACCTTATGGTTCTTTTAACAGGATTGAATATGCGGTATTAGATCGTAGAACACTAGACTACCCGTTAACTGAAACTTTTACACTAAAAGATTTAACCCCAAAAGGTTTATTAGTTTATCTTAATGGTACTCAAATAACATATAACAAAGATTATAACTTTGATAATGCTGGCTACATAACTATTGATGCAGGACAGTTAGAAAATGATATTATTGAAATTTATGAATATGAGTCATCTGATGGGTCATTTATTTCACCAACACCTACTAAGTTAGGTTTATATCCTAAGTATAATCCAATGTTAACAATTGATGATACTGTACAGCCCACAGTACCTGTTGATGATTCTACCGGACCATTTAAAGTTTATGGACAAATTGAAACTAGTACTAAGTCTATTTTAGGCATTGATCAAGGACTTGTAGGTTGGACATATCCGTTATATACGTCTAGGGCGGCTGCAAAAGAAGCATCTACAGATTCTACTGCTAAGACTATAACATTTGAAGGATTGAATAAATTATTTTATATTCCTAATACAAATGATACAGCAGTAATAGCTGGCAATGACGATGTTGAAGTAACTGAATACTATTACGGAGTTGCATTTATTATAGGGCACGATGGTAGTCGTATAAAGGCATATAAAGATTTTAGAGATAATTTATTAATCGAATTAGAAAAACGCATTTTCAACAATATTAAAGTTGACTATTCTAATTCAAGACTAGATATAGATCAGTTTATTGGCGGCGAATTCAAAACGACTGATTTTACAAAACAAGAAATAGATAAAACATTACTACCAGATTTTCAACAATGGATACAATCAAATCTAAATAATCAAAATTATACTAATAACACGTTTTATAATAGGAATAACGATTGGACTTTTAATTATGCAGATACACTATCTCCAAACGGAAATATAAATCCCGGATTTTGGAGAGGGGTTTATCAACATGCATATGATACAGATCGTCCGCATAGTCATCCTTGGGAAATACAGGGATTTAGATTAAAGCCAACTTGGTGGAACACAGTGTATGGACCTTCTCCGTATACTAGTGATAATTTAGTACTTTGGAAAAATATTGAAGAAGGAAAAATTGCAGATCCTTCTAATGTTACATTTGATCTAAATTATGCTAGGCCAGGCATAACTACACATTTGCCAGTTGATTCACAAGGAAAATTAGTATCTCCATTAGCATCAGGATACGCAAATGATTTTATATTAAATCGTGCAACAAGAAATTTTAAATTTGGTGATTTTGCACCTATCGAAAATGCATGGCGCAATAGTTCAGAATATCCCTTTGCTGTTATGATAGCAATGTTAGTAAACCAGCCAGCCAAAACCATGGGTCTTGGGTTTGATGTATCGAGAATAAAAACAAATTTAAGCGGGCAATGGACATATACAGAAACTAACAAACAGATAGTTTTAAAAGATCTTGTATTACCTAATACTACTAGTTCCACTACACGAGTTATGACATCTGGATTTGTAAACTACATTTACAATTTAGTTGCTAGTGATGTGTTAACAGTTTACAATGACTATAAAACTAATTTGAAAAATTTAACAAATCAAATTGGTATCAAAATTTCAGGATTTACGAGCAAAGAAAACTTTAATTTAATTTTAGACAGCAGATCTCCAACACAATCTCTTTCCCGTGACGGCATATTTGTGCCACAGGAAAATTACAAAGTATTTTTGAATACTAGTAGTCCAAAGACATTGTTAACATACAGTGGTATATTAGTAGAAAAAGTTACAAACGGGTATGTACTCAGTGGATATAGTTTGCAACAACCTTATTTTGAATATTACAAAACAATTAATGGCGCTGCCTTTATAGAAGTTACTGTAGGCGGAAAAAGCGAAAAGGCTTCGTTGTATGCTAACAACACCCAATATTACACTGGCGAGATAATATCTGCTACTAATAGTTTCTTTAAGGTTACAAATGATTTTAAGTCTACTGCCGGTGAAGAAGGCCAAAAACTATTTGATAATAACACAGTAAAACTTCCAAAATTACCAACTACCGGCGGCAGAACAGCAAAATTTAAAAAGAATTTTGCAACAGAAGTTTCAATATTACAATACGGAGCAAGATTTAATACAGTACAAGAAACTGTTGACTTTATATTAGGATACGCACAAAGACAAACAGATTTAGGATTTGAATTTAATAAATTTGACAAAGAAGCTAATGTTGTTGAAGATTGGAGGCAGTCAGCTAAAGAGTTTATGTATTGGACTACACAGGGTTGGGCTCCTGGCGCATTACTAGCAATAAGTCCATCAGCTAATCAGTTGCGAGCTAAACTAGATTATGGCATAATTGATAGTCTAACAGATGAGTTTTATGGGTATAGTTTACTCAAAGCATCTGGAGACTTTTTGGACTCGTCCTTTAGTAGTTTAATAAGAGACAAAAACTCATTTGGTATTTCAATACAAGGTACTGATGACGGGTTATATCATGCGTCATTGCCAGTAATACAAAAAGAACATGTTGTATTACTTGATAATAAAACAATATTCAACGATTTAATATATAATCCAAGTACTGGTTATAGACAAGAAAGAATCCGTGTTAACGGATATAGATCAGATAACTGGAACGGCGGATTAAACATTCCTGGATTTGTTTATGATGATGCAACTTATGGCGACTGGGTACAATGGAAAGATTATAGAATTGGAGATCTTGTAAAATATAAACAGTACTACTACGTAGCACTACGAAATGTTATTGGTACTGAAACATTTAATTCTAACTTTTGGTATAAATTAAATGAAAAACCAGAGTCAGAATTAGTACCAAACTTTGATTATAAAATCAACCAATTTGCAGATTTTTATGATTTAGATACTGATAATTTTGATAGCGAACAACAACGAATGGCTCAGCATTTAATTGGTTTTCAAAAACGACAATATCTTGCTAATATTATTAATGACGATGTAAGTCAGTATAAATTTTATAGAGGTGCAATAGCAGACAAAGGCACAATGAACGTGTTTACTAAACTGTTTAGTGCATTGGGTAATACAACAGATACATTAGAATTGTACGAAGAATGGGCAATACAGTCTGGTAGATTTGGCGCTATTGAAGATATTCAACAAATTGAATTCCAACTTGATGATAAAAAAATGCAAGAATCTCCACAGGCATTTGAGCTTGTTAACACATTGCCTAGCAGTAACCTAAACAATATATATAGGATATTGCCAAACGAAGTGTATAGTAAACCTGTAGATTATGCAAGCGAACCATTTCCAATTAAAGTATTAAGTGAAGAATTTGTTAAAACAGCTGGTTATGTAAGCGAAGAAGATGTTGATTTTGTTGCAGGAGATGTTACTACACTATACAATGTAAATATAAATCAAATTGGATTAGGTCAAACAATATGGGTTACAAACACAGTTAATAACTCCTGGGGAGTTGCACAACTAAGATCAAAGAACGTACATATAACAGAGTTAAGTAAAGTAATTACGATTACTAATAAGACACCAGCAGCTAATTTTACATTTTTAGAAGTTACTACTGATAAATGGATAGACGATATTTACGAGGTAGATAATTATATTGGATTTAAGGCTGCCGGTGAGCATGGGTTACTGGGATTATACAGAATTAGAGAAAGAAGCTTTAACAAAATTGTAGTCGAAACCCCACTTAACAACGATATTACAGCATTTTCTGGAGAAGGCCCTTATCTTATAGTTAATCTTAGTAACAGCAGGGTTGCTTCAGTTCCAGAGATTAGCGAAAAAATTGGACAAGATATAGTTAAAAATCAAAAAGTGTGGGTTGACAAGTACCAAGATGATTGGGCAGTACTACAAAATAATCCAGTTTATAGTATGCAAGAAACTTTAGAAAATCCTGCAGACTATGATAGTACTGATCAAGGATTTACTGATAGTATTGCTGTAACTAAAAATAATAATAATTTGTTTATCTCAGCACCAGGTGCCGGCAACGGAGAAATATCTGTTTATAAAAGATCAAGAGATGTAGCAAATTTAAATTTTGCACAAAAAATAACTATTGACGAAACGCAAATGTTCACACCAACTAATAGCGACTTTGGTAAAAGTATTGATGTTTCACCAGACGGAGAATACTTGGCAGTTGGTATTCCAAAAGCCAGTAATGTTAAAACTAAGTTAGCATATAAAACTAATGGAGATGGAGAATTAACATTTGATTATCAAACAGATGCTACATACGTTAAAGGAGATATAGTACGTTACCGAGAAAGTTTATGGAAAGCTAATAGAGAAATTTTACCACAAATTGGCGCCCAACCGTTTTCAACATTTGATTCTTACACTAATTTAGCAAATGCTGCTGATGCTGACAGTACTACACTAAATTTACTAGTTGCAGGTAATCCCGGATTACCAAATTATCCTAATACAGATCATATGTTAATACGTGCTCCAAAAGACATGTACTTAGGTACTGCAATTGGTGATAATATTAATCTATTTTGGAATCAACGTAGCTTCACATACCCTACAACAGATAATTATATCCCGTTTGACGGAGAAATACCAGAACTTAGTATAGGATTTATTACAGCAGAACATGCTATTTTAGAAAAAATTGATCATATTATGTATGTTGATACATTTGTGACATTGCCCGCAGTTGGACAAAGAATAACTACAGATACAGGTAGTGCTGAAGTAGATTACGTTGCATTTAAATCCGACAGTGCAGTAATATACCTTAAAAATTCAAATGGTATTTTTGATATTGGTGGCGAATTATACATTAATGATACAGACTTTGTAGGATTTTATACTGAAGAAGATACATATTCTATATCATCATCAGTTGCAGGCTATTGGAAAATTGCAACTCCGCCATATAACAATAATTCTCGGTATTACGATGTAGGTAGAGGATTAGTGTATGCTGATATTAAGAAACAAAATTCTGTACGTGACACTAATTTATATTATAATGTACAAGCTACAGTGGGCGATATTGGTGTATATGTAACAAATAAAAATAGAGTAAGTTTTCTAAGTCACTTATCATATAGAGGAGATCCGTCACCGGCAGATGCACAAGACGGTGTTGAAGCAGATCAGCCTAGTAACAAATGGGTAGTAAGAGTTGGTAAACAATATTCCGATAGTCTTAGTATTGGAGCAACACCTAATTTTGATCTATATCAACTTGACAATAGGGTAATTGACGTTGAAGGCGCAGGACTATCTTACGATATTTTAAATAAACAGCATACTATTATTGATATATGGGACGGTTATATTGACATGGCCCTTAGTGAATTTGATTTTAATGGGTTTGCCTTCCAACCGCAAGTTGGTGATGTAATTGAAGATGTACAAGTGCCTGCAGACGGCCAAGGCGGATTGGCTTTAACAACTATTAGTACAAGTACTGCACAAGTTGTTTTTGTACAACGTAACTTTAACAACGTCCGAGTATATGTAAAAGTGTTAACTGGAGATTTTGTTGAACAGTCTAACATTGGCAAATATGATATTAGAAGAAAAGCAAATACACTTCTTCGAGGACAAACAGATTCAGATCGCGTTATTGCTACAATAGATGATACAAACAATAATATTGTATTACAAACTAGTTTAGTTGGAAAATTACTAGTATTTGAACATACTAGTAATTTTGATATAGTTGAAAATCCTGAAATTATTGATGAAGAATATGCATTTTTTACTGAAATATTTGAATCAGGAATTGAACGAGCAGCAAATTCTCCTTATAGCTTAAACAAGGATTATACACAAGTTTATAATATTCCTGCGCTGGATCAAGGAACTACTAACAGTTTAACAAACGAAGGCGCTGTTGCAATTTATAGAAGATTAAATAACGGAGGATATAGATTTCAAAATCTATTCGTATCTGAACATAGAAAAAACAATAAACAATTTGGTAACAAAGTCAGACTAGTCCAATCAGGCAATTATTATACGTTGTTAGTAGGCAGTAAAAGTCAAAGCGGCAATCCCGGGTCAATTGAAATATTTAGACACGGTGTGTCACCGCAAGAGTCATTTGCCGGAGTTTATAGAAGGCAAGTATATAGTAAAGGTGATATTATCCTTTATAAAGATGACTTTTATATTGCAATAAAAGATGTACCAGAAACAATGAATGATGTATTAAATTCTATATACTGGAACAAAATTAGCTGGCGCTACGGAAAAGATACTGAGTTCATGGGAGAATTTGATAATACAGATTCTTACAGAACAGGTAATGTTGTTTCCTATAATAGTAATTTGTGGAAAGCAGTAACTAATATTGATATTGGAGCAAATAATCCTTCAGATACAAATAACTCTTGGATATTAGTAAGTACTAAAATTGATTACTTGGGCTATCTGCCAAATATTACAGCAAACAATTTTTATGGCGAAGAAACATTTAATCCACAAGAAGAATTATTAGAATTTAGTGAAAACTTTGACGTAAGTGACGATTCAAATGTATTAGTAGTAACAGCAAAAGTAAATGGACAAGATAGTACTACAAATGCTAGAATAGTTGTTTATAGAGAAGTTGATAACAAGTATGTAGTTTCACAAGTTATTTCAGCACCAAATACAAACATTGAAAATAACGGAATTGTGTTTAATGATGAAGCTTGGGCAAAAGCTGTGTCGTTAAGTCCAGACGGAACCCAACTAGCAATTGGCTCTCCGTTAAATGATAATGCTAAAACTAACCAAGGTGAAGTTTATATTTGGACACAAAACAATGCTGGCGTATTTGAGATGACACAAACACTTACTCCGCCTAGTAACGAGGAAAGTGAAAAGTTTGGATTTAGTATAGATTTTGGACAAGACGATTTACTTATTTCAAGTCTAAATGGCGATCAAAAAATCCCAACTTCGTTTGATATAACAAATAATGTTCCAACTACATTTGATAAAAACTTTACTAGTTTTAGAAATACAAAACTGGATAAAGGTATAGTTTATGTTTACGAAAATATTAACAACACATTAGTATATGGTGAACAATTTGTATATCCACTAACTCAAACTATGTTCGGAGAAAATGTATATTCAGTAGGCAATCATGCATATATTGGCGTTCCTCAGCAATATGTTGACGGACGTGATCATCGAGGAATATTAATTGATTATAGAAAACCTCCTAATACAAAATCTTGGAATGTAATAAGTCAAGGTAGTACGCCGACAAATGTTAAACAATTTGCAGGAGCATTTATATATAATAAGCGTTCAAATAGAATTATTTCTTATATAGACTATATTGATCCTATACAAGGTAAAATTGCTGGACCAGCAGATCAAGAAATTTCATATAAATTACCTACAGATCCTGCATTATATAATACAGGATTAACAAGCGATCCACTTGTTGATGCAGATTTAGGTTGGACAAACAAACACATTGGAAAAGTTTGGTGGGATTTAAGTAAAGCTAAATTTGTTAATCCTTATCAAGGTACAACTACTTTTCAAAAAAATAACTGGAATAAACTAACGCCCGGTGCAACAATACTTATTTGTGAATGGGTTGAATCAGTATATTTGCCAGACACTTGGGACCAGTTATCCGGTACTCCAGAAGGATACACTAATGGTGTAAGTGGTACTTCGTTATATGGTAACACTAGGTATTCAACAAAAATTGTATATGACGAAACAAGTAAAACATTTGGCAGATTATATTATTTCTGGGTTACTAACAAAAGAACTGTTCCAAATGGCAGAAATATTAATACTATTGGTATTGCCGAGTTAATTGCTAATCCTAGAACCAATGGATATAAATTTATAAGTTTCTTAGGAAAAGATAAATTTGTTCTTAATAATTGTGATGATTTAATCAACGGTACTGATAGTGTACTTCAAATTAAATATCATACTACTGATAAACCTACCCAAAACTATCATAATCAATATAAGTTGTTTGCTGACGGCTCACCTGATAGTGTTCCAGAGCAAGATTTAGAACGTAAGTGGTTTGATAGTTTGATTGGTTTTGATATAGCAGAAAGAGCAATACCAGATCCTAATATTCCATTAAGTATGCGATACGGTATACAATCAAGACCGCGTCAGAGTATGTTTGTTAATAGAATAGAAGCATTAAAACAAACTATTGAACGAATTAATTTAGTGTTAAAACAAAACTTAATTACTGACGAATATAATCTAACAAACTTGTTAAAGAAAGATGACATACCTACATCTGTTTCACAGCTATGGGATCTAAGTGTTGATAGCATAGATGAATTAGAGTATATTAGTACTAACAAAATACTTAATGCACAATTAACACCGATTATTGTTAACGGTAGACTTGCAAGAGTTAGAATAGATAATCCGGGTCGTGGATATAAGTCTGCACCAAAAGTTGTAATTAACGGCACAGGCAAAGATGCAATTATTGACGTTACAATTAATAATTTAGGGCAAGTTACTGAAGCACAAGTAATTGATGATGGATCTGAATATAATGATCAAACAACAATTAATGTTAGACCATTTACTGTACTAGTAACTTCAGATATTGAAATTAATGGCAAATGGGCTCTGTATTCTTTTAATAACACAACTAATACATGGTATAGAAAAGCCCTACAAAGTTATGATACAACAGCTTACTGGGAGTATATTGACTGGTATGCAGACGGATTTAATCAATTTACTCCAATTACAACTAGCATTGAAGGATCGTATCAACTATTTCCATTAGAAGTAAACATTAATGATGTTGTTAAAATTAATAATGTTGGATCAGGCGGTTGGTTATTATTAAGAAAAGTTGCCGATGAAGATACAGAAGACTATACGGTTAATTATGAAACTATAGGTAGACAAAACGGTACAATACAGTTTAAAGAAAACTTGTATAACTATAATCTAAACTCTGTTGGATTTGACAATAGACGATTTGATAATACTTTTTATGATATTAATCCCTCTACAGAAATAAGAAATATTTTAGAAGCTATTAGAGATAATATTTTTATAGGTAGCTTAAAAGTTGAATATAACCAGTTGTTTATGTCAACAATAAGATATGTATTGGCTGAACAATCTAATGCAGATTGGTTGTTTAAAACTAGTTTTGTAAAAGCCAAACATATTAAAGGAACACTTAATCAAAATGACATAACGTTTAACAACGATAACTTACAAAGTTATCAAGATTTTGTAGAAGAATTTAAACCATATAAAACTAAACTAAGAGAATTTGTAAGTAATTACGATGTACTTGATAATACTAGTTCGTTAACAACAGATTTTGATTTAAGTCCGGCATATAGCACTGAAACAAAGCGTATTGAATCAAGTGTTGCAAGAATACAAGATGGTGTTATCGTTGAACAAAATCTTGATACAGATATTAATCCACGTCAAAATTGGAAGAATAATATTGGACAACAAATTGTTGAAATTAAAATTGGTGACGGAGGCAGTGGCTGGACATTTGAACCAATTGTTAAAATACAAGGCGGCGGCGGAACAGGTGCTGAAGCAAAAGCATATCTTGGCTACGGAAAAATAACACATATTAAAGTTACTGAACCCGGTAGCGGATATACAAGTGCGCCTACTGTTATAATTGAAGGCTCACAGACTGATAATAGTACTCCTGCAAAAGTAACAGCAGTATTAGGTGGTGGACTAGTAAGGTCAACTAAAGTAGCAATGAAGTTTGATAGAAATGCTGGATCTTATACTTTTGACACACTTGACGAAACAGAAACGTTTACAGGTACAGGAGCTAGAGTAAGGTATGATCTAGGCTGGCCTATGGACCTTGATATAAAGAAGGTTGAAGTTTACATAGACAATGTACTACAGTTACGTAGTAAATATACCTTTACTAATATTGAAGATACAACTAAAACATATGACAGAGAAAGAGGTAGAATTACATTTACTAAACCGCCTGCATTGAATGCGGCAATTCAAGTCAAATATAAAAAGCCTATAAGTTTATTAAGTGCTGAAGATAGAATTAAATTTGCATATCAGCCAGGTGCAAATATGTTTGGTAAAGAGTTGTCGCAGTTATTAGACGGAATTGACTATGGCGGAGTAGAAATACGTAGTTTTGATTTTTCCGGACCATCAGGTTGGGATACACAAGGCTGGTATACTGATAATTGGGATGTATTTGAAAATACTTTTGAAGATGAAGTATTTACAGCAGACGGATCAACAATTGCAGTACAATTAAGTGCTCCTCTTGAAGCTAACGTTGTGTACAACTTGTACAAAAACGGTGTGAGAATTGACGCACCTGATTTTGTAGCAGGGACAGATGAAATTCCTGGAACATCGGCTACTAATGTAAACGCTATTACATCTAGTATTACCGGTGACGGCATAACAGATACAATTTTGGTACAAGATTTGGGTATAAGTCTATTAGACGGAGATGTATTTGTTGTAAGAAAATCGTCAAGTGATGGATCAATAGGTCTAGACCCAACAAGTTATGATACACAAATTAACGGCGGAGATTTAGTATATTCAACAGCCACTGGTTTAAATGCCGAAGATATTGTTGTAGACGGCGACGGATTTGTTACACCTACAACATCCAAAGGCCCAGAAGAATTAGTTCCAGGACAAGTAATAGATACTTTAGATATTAAAGTTTATACTAGAGATAGTGACGGACAAGGTCAAATCTTTAGCCAAAGCTATATTATGGATAGCACATTAACTTATAGTCTTGGTGTACTGCCAAGCACAAGTGATGCAGTATTTGTAAAATTAAACAACCAATTATTGCCAAACACAGATTATACAGTTAATTGGACAGATAAAACTATTACGTTTGCTAGTGCAACAGTAGGTGCTGAACTTAATATAATAGCAGTAGCACAAGGAATACAAAGCATATTAGATTTTGGAACGTTAATTACTGACGGAACGTCAGAAGAATACACACTTCCTGTCAAATATGTAGAAGGAATGCAAGTTTCTGTTACAGTTGACGGTACTCCTAAAACTGTAGATGTTTTAGAAACAGAAACAGTAGGATTATTTGCAGCTATTAGATTTGATGAAGTACAAGATGCAAATAAAACTATCCACTTTACAGCATTTGGTAATTCAGATACTGTAAATTATAGTCAAATTACTAAAGATACATTTACCGGTGACGGCACGTTAGCTGATTTTGAATTACTACAATCTCCGTTTTACTCAATTCCAACAGAACACAACTTAATTGTAAAAGTAAATAATACAATTTTAAAAGCAGGATACAATGTTGAATTTGTAATTCCGCAAACAGGACAAAAAGAATTTGCTGTTGAAACATTCCAACATCCTTCGGGAAGCCTCGAAGTGAACGATATTAAAGTTTTCTTAAATGGCGTTGAAAAAACAACTCCAATTGACTGGAGATTTGAAATTTCAAATAGTAGTATTATATTAGCAGATGATGTAGGTACTCCTGGCGATGTTGTTGATGTATTTGTAATCACCGACGGTGATTATAGAGTATCAGGTAAAACAGTTACATTTGACACACCTCCTGCATTAAATGATACTATTGAAATATACCAATTTTCAAATCATAACTTGTTAGACATTGATAGAATTAACTATGATGTTGTATCTAGAAAACTAATGTCTCCAGATGAATTAGATTATGTAAATTACATTAGATTAACAACTGGTGAAATTAGTTTACGTTCGCCTGCTCCTGATGCACAGTATGTTTGGGTATCTGTAAACAACGAATTGTTAACACCTAGTGTTGATTACTATGTTACTAATGACGGAATGAAAGTAAGATTAATTAGACAACCATCAACAAATGATAAAATTGATGTAATACATTTTACTGCTCCTGTAAGTAGAACTAAGTTTGCATTTAGACAATTTAAAGATATGTTAAATAGAACACACTTTAAACGTTTAGATAAATCAGCAACTACATTAGCAAATAATTTAAATTACCATGATTTAAGGATTGAAGTAGAAGATGCAAGTAATTTATCTGAGCCAAATAAAGGACAAAATTTGCCAGGTATTATCTTTATTGACGGCGAACGTATTGAATATTTTGTAAAAGAAAATAATACATTGCGTCAACTACGAAGAGGAACACTCGGTACAGGAGTTAAAAATGTACACACTGCTGGATCAAAAGTGTTTGATCAAAATATAGCTAAAACAGTTCCTTATGCAGATGCTACAATGACACATACGTTTAGGGAAGAAGTTGACGGTGTGCAAACAACGTTTGCTATACCATTTACAGTTGATTCAGTTAACGAAGTTGAAGTATTTGTTGGCGGAATTAGACAAAGAAAAAATACATTGGATGTGTTTGATCCAACAATAGCACTTGATAGTCCGGAAGGCAATGTTACACATGCTGCTGAATTTACTGTTAATGCTAATGCTCTAGTACTTTCTACAGCACCAGCAGACGGAATATCAGTAACAGTAACTAAAAAACAAGGAAGAAGCTGGACAGAAAACGGTATATCCCTAGGAGATACAGAAAATTCAATTGCTAGATTCTTACGTGCCGGAACAACAGAGCTACCTGAATAAATACAGTATAGGAAAAATAAATGAGCGATAACATGAAAGATACAAACGGAGTAGTAGTGCAAGGTCATATCAAGATATATGATCCGGAAACTAACAAAGTTTACATTGACAAGCGCAATGCAATTCACTATGAAAACATGAGTATTGCACTTGCAGAAAGTCTAGCTAACGCCGGCGAAGGATTTATTAATAAATTAAGCCTTGGCAACGGTGGAACTAGTGTTGACCCTACTGGAGTAATTACGTACCTAACACCAAACAGTACAGGTACAAATGCAGGATTGTATAACGAAACATATTCAAAAGTTGTAGACGACAGAAGCGTTAACAACACAGATCCTGCTAGAAATAAATTAGAAACTAGACACGTTGCTGGTACAAACTATACTGATATTATTGTAACTTGTTTACTTGATTACGGTGAACCAAACGGCCAAGATGCTTTTGATACTGCGGCGTCAACTGATAGTCCGTACGTATTTGATGAATTAGGATTGCGCAGTTATAGCGCATCCGGCGAAGGAAGATTAATAACACATGTAATTTTCCATCCAGTACAAAAGAGTTTGAATAGATTAGTTCAAATTGATTATACTGTTCGCATACAGAGCTTGGCAGGGTAAGGGAGTATATAGATGCCATATACAGTAAATTACACTGACACAATTAATAAAGGATCAATTGTTGTTGAGGATAATACATTAAACGACGAAACTAGTTTGATGCTACCTGGACGCAATACAACAGCGTACGGACAAGCAATCGCAGAAGACTTATTACATTTACTAGAAAATTTTGCAAGTCCTAATGCTCCTGAAAGACCAGTAGAAGGTCAACTTTGGTATGATACTACACAAAATGTTGATCAACTAAAAGTTTATGACGGAACTAATTGGGTAGCTAGTGGCGGACTAAAAAAGGCAAGTGCAGAACCGGCAGTAGTAAATTCAAATGCAGGCGACTTATGGGTAAACACAGAAAGTCAGCAGCTATATTTGTTTACAGGTAGTACTTGGGTATTAGTTGGTCCAGACTTTAGTGACGGATTATTAACAGGTGCGGCTGCACAATCTATTGTTGGCACTAACGACATTACTTACAGTGTACTATCAATTAAAGTAAAAGATAAACCAGTTGCTATTGTTAGTAGTCAAGCATTTACTCCTAAGACATCTATTGCAGGATACAGACAGGGAATACAAGCAGGTATTAATCTTGCTGACGAAGCTATTGTAGGAACAGAAACGCTAAAGTTCCGAGGTATTTCTGAAAAAGCAGAAAACTTAATTGTCGGCGGCGACATAATTCCTGCAACCAATTTTTTAAGAGGAAATGCAGCAAGTAGCACAGATTTTCAACTAAGTGTTAAAAGCAATGATGGTATAAAAATTGGTACCGGCGGACAAGTTGCACTAGGAATTGACGGCGAAACAGGAATTATACAACATAATACCAGCGGATCAAGTATTGATTTTAGACTACGTAGTGGTAATTTAACACCAACAGTAATGAGTATTAATAGTTCAGGTAATATTGGTATTAATACATCAGCTCCTGAAGAATCACTTGATGTCAAGGGCAATGTTAAAGTTGCTCCTAAAACAGGTGAAGCAGAAACTGGAGTAATAACAGTTGCTACCCCGATTGATTCAACGTCAATAGGCACAGGTAGTATTGTTACATCAGGCGGCATTGGTGTTGCTCTTAATGCATATATCGGCGGCGATGTTGATATAGGAGGCATATTACAAACAGGAAATATTGTACCAGATGCACCTAGTTCAAGAAATATTGGTACAGTCAACAACAAATACGACCAAGTATATGCTACTACATTCTTTGGAAATATACAAGGTAATGTAAGCGGCACAGTTAGCGGACGAGCAGGATCTGCAGACAGACTTGCTAGTGCTACAACATTTGCACTAAGTGGCGATGTTAATCCTACTAGTTTTGAATTTGACGGACAGACAGGTGGCAGCACAAAAACATTTGCGGTAAGTATTGCAAACAGTTTTATTAGCAATAAAGAAACAGTTTTTGAAGCTGAAAATGCCGACGAAATACTAATAAACAGAACTACTGGCGTTACAGGTGCATATAAAATATCTAAACGCAATTTCTTAAAAGATATTCCGTTAGTACCAGCAGGCGCAATTATGCCATATGGTGGAGAAGAAGCGCCCGCAGGTTGGTTATTATGTGACGGCACTGAAGTATTAAAGTCAGACTATAACCAATTGTGGTTAGCAATACAATATAATTTTAAAGATCCTTCATTGTTAACTAACAACGGTGTTAGTTCGTTTGCACTACCAGATTTTAGAGGTAGATTTCCATTAGGTCTTGATAATATGGGAGGTCCAAGTGCAAACAGAGTAACTGATATTGCTGCTGATGCTATTGGCGGAAACGCTGGTGCAGAATCTAAAATAATTAATACTGATAATCTACCAGAACATGAACATGACTTAGAAGGTGATTCGGGTACACAGTTTTATGGTGTACGTGTTGGCGCAGGCGAACCTGTAGACGACAATGCAATTGAACTTCCGGTAGCACCTGGACTAGGCGGAACACAAGGTATAGCATCAAGCGGAGGCATTAAAACTGACGCAACAGTTGGAAATGCAATTGATGTTATGAACCCGTTCTTAGCATTAAACTATATAATTTATACGGGGCAATAATAAATGAGCTATCAACTAAACAAAACAGACGGAACATTACTTACAGATTTAATTGACGGACAGATTGATACGAGTAGTACTAATCTTGTGTTAGTTGGTAGAAATTATAGCGGATATGGTGAGTATTTTAACGAAAACTTTATAAAATTATTAGAAAATTTTAGTAATACTGCTGCGCCTAGTAACCCACTAAAAGGACAAATTTGGTGGGATAGTGCAGAACAGAGATTAAAAGTTTATGACGGAACAGTATGGAAATCAAGTGGTGGCCCATTTGTAGATGATACTAGGCCACAAATGGTTGCAGGTGATCTATGGATTGATAACGAAAATAACCAAATGCATGCCTATGACGGGACTGATTTAATATTAGTTGGCCCGCAATATACAAAGAACCAGGGCACTAGTGGCTTCCAAATAAGTAGCATACTTGATACACAAAGTAGATCACGTACAGTTGCAAATCTATATGTAGGCGGCACACTATCAGCAGTAATTAGTAACATTCAATTTACACCAATCTATGCACAAAGGGTTTTAGGACTTGTCACAGCAGATAATCCAGACGGAATAATTTATCCAGGATTTAATTTAATAGATCCAGGTAATTTTAAATGGAGGGGAACAGCAGAATCTGCAAATGCTCTAGTTACATCTAGCGGACAAGTTAGAACAGCTGACTCGTTTTTGCCTTCTACTACTGACGGAGTTACAGTTGGTACATTAACCATACAAAACTCAGGTGGATTAACAATTGGACTTGGACAAAATCATGTGCAAAAAGTTGTTGGACCGAGATTTTATTTTGAAAACCAACTAACTGATCACGATATTAGTATGCGTGTAAAATCATCATCTCTCGGATCTGTTAGTGTTGACGCAATATACGTTGATGCAAGTACAGCTAGAGTAGGTATTTTTAACAGAACAGACGCAGGCGACTTTAGACTTCCTGAATATACTTTTGACATTGATGGTGATCTAAGAGTTACAGGTAATATGGTAATTGAAGGTGACACAACAAGTATTGATGTTGCTACATTACGGGTAGAAGATAAAAATATTGAAATTGCTAAAACAGCAGACGGAACAACACTAACAGGTGCAGAGGCCAACAATGCTGGCCTTGTATTAGACACAAGTGATGTAGGACAAAAATTATGGACAT